CGGTTTCATAAGGAAAAAGTCAATGAGGAGGCTTCCATGATTGATGGGAGAGGAGGTAAATTTCTGACCGGCCTCCTCTCCCGGATCGAGAAATACTGCAAATTAAAAGGTATCCCTTTTTCCTGTAATTATCCCATACCGCTATTTACTACATTAAAGCCCATGTTGCCCGGCATTATCTTCCGGCCCGATCAGATGAGGCTATTACAGGGAGTTGCTGACCATCAGCGTGGGATAATTAAGAGCCCTACAGGAAGTGGGAAGACCGTCCTTGCCGGGGCTATCTGCTCGATGTGGCCAAGATCCAATGTACTATTCCTTTGCCATACGATCGATCTTTTAACCCAAAGCTATAAGGAATTTGTTAAGTGGGGATTAGAAGGTCCGCTGATACTGGGAGGAGGGAATAAAAAAGATTTCAATTGGGAACCTGGGGGAAGAAAAATAATAGTGGCAACTCTCCAGACATTTATCAATTATGACCTGGTTAATCACCCTGATTATTTTGATATAATCATACTCGATGAATGTCATCATCTGAGCAAGGACGATAACCAGTCAGCGCGGATTTTCAACCAGAGCCTCGCCCCTATCAGGATCGGTTTGTCTGCGACTCCGCCAGATGAGAATAAGGCAAAGGAACGGAGGGCTGCATTGAGAATTGAAGGATGGATAGGGCCGGTCATAGGAGAATTTACGATGGATGAAGCGATTGAAGCGGGAGTAATCGCAAGGCCGATCATTAATCTGATCCCTGTCCCATATTCGGATGAGATTGCAGATATGCGTATCCCTGATGCCAATGCCCCTTCCCTGACTCATGCCCCTTCATACCGTGATTTCTACCAGAAAGGCATTATAGAGAATCGTTGCCGGAACCGCTTGATATTATCCGAGGCATACAAATCAATACAGATAGGGGAGTCGACCTTGATACTGGTCGCCACTGTTATTGATCATGGTAAGATATTATCCGAGATGGCATCCGATATTTTTGATCTTGATGTCCCATTCATTCATGGCGAGACCCCGAAAGATACGCGTCAAAGGATGATGCGGGAACTTGATAACAAGAAACGACTTTGCCTGATTGCAAATGTCGTATGGCGCGAGGGGATAAATATTAGGTCTTTGAATCATGTGATCAATGCGGCAGGCCAGGCGAAGGAGAGGGTTACATTGCAGAGCATCGGAAGAGGGCAGAGAGCGACAAAGGATAAGAAAGTGGTCAAGATTACTGATTTCATTGATCCCTATAAACATCTCGCCCATCATACAATTCAGCGGATTATAGTATATGCCGAGAATGGATGGTTAACCCCGAATGGTAAATGACTTCTACTTCGATATAAGAGCTTACCTGGAATCGCGTGATATCAGGGTTAAAGAAAAAGGGATGGATATCGGCGCAGGTGATTTCGGTATACGATGCCCATTTCCCGGCTGCTCAGACGATAAATTCCATTGCGGCATTAATCCTAAGAAACAAGTATTTAATTGTTGGATATGTGGCGAGAGCGGGAACGTCATAAGGTTAGTCCAGACAATTGAGGATTGCCAATGGCCACAGGCAATGGATATCGCAAGGAAGTTCCAGGAGGATACTCCATTCGATCTTCCCGATAAGCCATTCAGGAGCGATCGTAAGACATGCTGGATTCCTGATGAAATGGCCCCGTCTTGGCCTGGCCTCTATCTGGATTACCTGAGAGGAAGGGGATTCGACCCTGAGCGTCTTATTGCGAAATATGGCCTATTACCTACCCAAAACTTCGGTGACTTCCGTTTCAGGATAATCGCCCCGGTCTTCCTTGACCGGAAGATGGTATCATTTGTTGGGGCTGATGTCCTGCGAATTCCTGGCAGAATTCCATATCTGAATTGCCCGAAGGAGAAATCCATTATTCCGATTAATCATTGTTTCTATAATCTGGATTCCGTCAGGGGAGGGAAGGCGATCATAGTCGAGGGGATAACCGATGTCTGGCGTCTGGGTGATGGGGCCATCGCCTCATTTACATCGAATATGACAGATGAGCAGATCTTACTATTAGCAAAACGGAAGATTCAGAAGGCATTTGTCCTATATGACCCTGATGCAATCGATAAGGCGAAGAAAATGGCAACCAGATTATCGGCAATAATACCATCTGTAGAGAGGGTCAGGCTTGATAATGGCGATCCTGCCGATATGTCGGATGACGATGCGAGATTGATGGTAAAAGATCTATTAGGAGGATAAAAATGTTAGAAACAATGGAAGAGAGATCTATCAGAATCAATGGGTTGAACAAAATAGGATGGATATTAAAGATAGCGGTAAAAAGAAAATGGATGATGAAAATTATTTGGGATATATCTCATCGTATTTTTAATTGGGCAGAAGACCAGCGGCCAGGAGGAGGCTTTTAGATAAGATTAAAAAGAGAGGACTATACAAATCCGGGTCGATAAAGGCCCGGATTTTATTATATAAAAAATATCTTTTAATCTATTTAATTATAGATTATTATCTCTTTTAAGGGAAGGATAAGGTTGGTCCAGCAGCCTCTTCTCCAGTAACTAAAAGGGAAGCAAACAGGGATGAAAATCAAATCCGTCTTAGGTCAGCCCAAGGCCATTTATTTGATGGCCTTGGCTGGATACCAAGTCCGTCGTTGCTCCTGTTTGCTTTAGCTACGATGGCCTTGGGCTGACCTAAGACGGATTTTTTATTTTAACCGGGAAGAAATGAAGGAGATATGGAAAATAAGCATTTATCAAATCATCTTGGCGGTGGATACTGGCAGATATCAGAACATACAATCAGAGTATTTGGAATTGAAATGGCCCTTTGGATTACCCATCTATTTGATTGGCGATCAAAATTACTTAATGATGGTCTTGTTGGGGAAGATGATTTCTTTTACATCATGCAAAATGATATCGAAAAACAGACTGGACTTAGTACGGATAAACAAAGAAATTTTGCGACGATCCTCGGCCCACCAAATATCATCTGTGAAACAAAGGATTGCCCAAAAAGAAATACAGAAGGAAGGAAATGTGATTGTGAAATAAATAATTGTCAACAGAGAAAAAATACAGCCCCTGGACTTGGATTATTAGAGATAGACCGACGAGGATTACCAGCCCAAAATTTCTATAAAATTGATTCTTGCGGATTGATTGAATATATCGAAAAACAGATTGAAATCAAGGGTTTTATAAGATATGGGAAAAGACCAGATCTTGATATAAAGAAAGACCAGATAAATAATCAGATTAATTCTAATCAGAATAATTTATTGTCTTCTAAAGAAGACAATACCGATGTCCCAACAGACATCGCCCCCCACCCTGATGATGAATCAATATTATGGTTTGAAAGAGATGGTTTGACCCCGATTTGGATTGACCCGATAGAAACCCCTGATAAGGTTCCCCGCAAGATATACTCACTGAATCCTTCTGGCGTCCTGTCAAAATATTGGTCTGATGCGGAACGATTATTTGATTTTTGGAATAATCTTGGTAAACCATTGACAAGACATATGCAAGGTACAAAGATATGGTATGAATCAATACATTTGATTGCGAAACAATTAAGGGCACAAAAAACCTTTGACCAGATTAGGGCTACGATGAAGTTATATCATAAGATGTTGACCGAGCCTGAGAATTTTATATTGAGTGCCAATGCCCGGTTCCATAAGGTAGGGTTAAATCAGTTTATGGAGTTTACGGATTATGACAGGAATCAGATGCGAAGTGATGATATTGCGAGAAAAATCATATCATGGTTTGATGAATGTATGCAGGGTGAGGATTATATCAATAAAACATATGGACGATTTGAAAAGGATGAATACCCTGCTGTGACTTCCGTATTTAAGCGGTTATGGGAGGAAAGGGGTTATAATAGCGATAGTGGTACTCCGAGGGGGGAAAATAATTTCAGGCAGGCATCGAAGGCGCTGATTGAATTTCTTGGCAGAATGGGGAACAAGATTCATTTTGTTGGGATGGGCGAAAATGATAATCCTGCAAAGGTCGTCAAGCATGTCTTTAATGCGATCGAGATGGATTTGGGTGGTAAGGATAATATTGAAGTAACGACTGGGTGGTTATGTAGTAGGGCGATGTACCAGAAGCGTCTGCCTGATTATCTGAAGGCGCAAGGATTGATGAATTGAAAGGGATCTAATGTCCTATACCCGGGATGAAATCTCGCCAGATTTGCAAATAGAAAAAGATATATTGACGGGGATGATTATCAATACTGATTTCCTCCGTGAGGTCGTAGATAGAATCAACCCCAAATTATTTAAGATTGATTATATCAGGACCGTCTCACAATGGGTTCTCGCCTATTATAAAAAATATAAGGCGGCTCCGCTGAATGATCTTAAATCGATCTATGCGGCTGAGAGTATCAAGTTAAAGCCTGCCGAAGCTGAAATCATACAGACATTATTACAGGATCTTTCTGACCGGTATCAGGAAGGCGATCCATTCAATAAGGATTATTGGGTTGATAAGGCGATATTCTTTTGTAAGGACAGGGCGCTTGAAAACCTTGAACAAAGGATCAATGGATATCGGCTGAGGGGAGATGTCGATAAGGCCGAGGAAGCCGTCAGGGGATATAATAAGATTTCCAAAGCGACAAGCCGATGGGTCAACCCGTTTGATCCAGATGAGATTGAGAAGACATTTGAGGATAATGAAACCGATAAATTATTCATGTTGCCGGGAGTACTCGGCGAACTGATAGGATTTCTGCGGCGTGGGTGGTTAATATCTATTTTGGCCCCGACCAAGACAGGGAAATCATTTTATGCACAGGAGATAATATATCAAGGATTGGTTTTGAAATTGAAGGCGGTGATGTTTTCATTTGAAATGTCCAGCACCGAAAATAAGATGCGGTTCTATAAACGGCTGACTGCGATGGCTGAGGAGGGTGGTGAATATGCATACCCGATATTCGATTGTCTATATAACCAGGAAGGATCATGCAATCTGTCATATCGGCAAAACAAAATAAAACTTGTCGATACCAATGGCATGGTTCCTATTTACAAAAAGGGCTTGAAGTATGGGGTATGTGATTATTGTCGGAAGGATCAGGGATTGAAGGATAAGTATAAACCTGCGACATGGTGGCAGACGCAGATTCAGAAAACTGATCTTTCTCCTGACATCATAAAGAAGAAAGTTGCCGGATTCAAAAAGATGTTCGGGGCGAATCTTAGGATAATTGCCCCGCCGTCATTTTCGGCAGGGTTTGATTTTATCAATACGGAACTTGATCGTCTTGAATATGACGAAGGATTTGTGCCTGATATAATCCTTGTCGATTCATTTGATATAACGGAGCAGGAAGTCCAGGATGAGTTGCAGGACCAGAATATAAAATCGATGAGGGGTAAGAGGCTTGCGGGGGAGCGGCATGTTTTGGTTATGAATTGCGATCAGGGGAACCGCGACTCGATGGATCAGGTTAATATAAAGCAGAAGCATACTCAAGGGACGATTAAGCGATTACAAAATGTTGATGTGGAATTGACATTGAATCAGACCGAGGATGAAAAAGAGCAAGGGGTTATGCGAATAGGGGTATTATTAAATAGGCATGATGCATCAAAGGAGAAGGGGCAGGTATATGTTTTGCAGCAGTTGGAACTCGGTATGCCTAACATCGATAGTGAATGGGTCGATAAAAAAAGGAGGAGGAAGTAAATATATTATTGCTTAAATATATAGAATTATTTTATTTGATAAAAAAGACAAGATTTTTTAACAAAAAAAGTTTTGTTTTTGGATGATTTGTGATATAATAAAGACAAGAGACGAGAATAATGACGTCCAAAATCAAACTTTAAAAGAAAAGGAGAAAGACAATGAGTAAAAATGAAGCGGCAGTGGTTGCGGGGACCCCGGTCATCGACGTAAAATTCAAGGATATCCGGGTTGCGGTGGTCGCTCTCAATGAGAGTGGGCTTCTGAAGGAGAAGATCAAACTGGTGGGAATCAGCCGGGATCAGATTCTTAAGGATTTTATGGCCGGGATGGATAGTATTCCCGATGATCCGAAGACCGAGAAGTTTCCTGGCCCAAAGGCGGCTCTGGATTTCTTCAACAAGGTAACTGATCTTCAGGAAGCGGTCAAGAAAGGTGCCGTCCCTCCGGCTGCCCCGGTGGCAGAGAAGCCGAAAAAGGAGAAAACGGGTGGGGCAGCTAAACCGGTGAAGAAGGAGAAAAAGGAGAAAACGGTAGGGGCAGCAAGCGCTCTTGCAGAAGAGAGGAAACAGAAACGCGAAGCCTTTTTAAAGGCGGTTATATCTGCTGGTAAAGCAGGCATTACAATGGCAGAGATTAAAAAGGCGGTTTGGAATCCGACTAAGGCATCCTTTTATGCTCCTCTGAAGGATTTAATTGAACAGGGCAAGATTAAGATGGATGGTAAGAAAATGGTTTATGTTAAGAAGTAAGACTCAATAAGAATTATATGATATAATAGAGAGGAATCTAATTAAAAGGGTTCCTCTCTATTATTTTATGGGGTAAATTATGAAATATCAAAAGCCGGATCAAAAAGGAACACTCTTTAATGTTGAACCAGATTGGAAAAAAGAATGGAAGGGAATGCCGGAGTATCAGCAAGAGGATTTAACTCCTTGGCAGTCGATATATGTTCATTTTGCCTCTTTAAAGGATAGGCAGGTTTTTGAAGAGTTAGTAAATCAGAAGATAACAAATGAAACAAAATTTATTTGGTTCCCTAAAAAGAATCTTGATATTGTTGCTGATAAACGATATATAAGTAAGGATGAGTTGAATCCTTATTACCCTGTCTATATTATCTCAAAAGGTCGGTGGGAAACTCGCCTAACAAGCAAAGCATTAGAAATTATCGGCATTCCATATTATATTGTGGTTGAGCCCCAGGAATATGATAATTATGCTGCTGTAATTAATCCAAAGAAAATTCTTGTTCTTCCATTTAGTAATCTTGGCCAGGGGTCAATTCCTGCTCGTAATTGGGTTTGGGAGCATTCAATTTCTAAAGGGGCCGAGAGGCATTGGATTCTTGATGATAATATCAGGGCATTTTATCGTAGGAATAGCAATTTGAAAGTGCCAATTAAAACGGGGAATACATTTTGTGCAATAGAAGATTTTGTTGATCGGTATAAAAATATTGCTATTGCAGGAATGAATTATTATATGTTTGCCCCGAATAAAGCAGCTTATCCGCCATTTATTTTGAATACTCGTGTTTATTCTTGTATTTTAATTAAAAATGATATTCCTTATCGGTGGAGAGGTAGATATAATGAAGACACAGATCTTTCATTACGGGCCTTAAAGGATGGTTGGTGTACTGTTTTATTTAACGCTTTTTTAGCATTAAAGACAACAACAATGACAATGAAAGGCGGAAACACAGAAGAACTATATTTGGGGGTAGAAGATGGTCGTTTAAAAATGGCTCAATCATTACAAGAACAGCATCCAGATTGCGTTGAGATAACTCAGAAGTGGGGACGGTGGCAGCATTCTGTTAATTATCGAAGATTCAAAAATAATAAGTTGATTTTAAGGCCCGGAGTAGTTATTCCTGATGGGGTAGATAATTATGATATGGAATTGAAAAAGATTAAATAAGGGATATAATAATCTAAAGGAGAAATAAAATGAATAGAATTGATCTGGTGAATGCTTTAAGGATGGTTATGCCCGGTATCGGAGATAAAAATGTTCTTCTCGAAGGGTCAAGCTCATTTATGTTTGATGGGGATTGGGTCAAGACCTTTAATGATGAAATCTCGGTTTCATATCCATTTAAAACTGGATTGAAATGTCTTGTAAAAGCAAAGGAATTTTATGATGTTTTATCAAAAATGGAATCAGAAGAGATAAAACTCGACCTGTTGAAAGACGGCAAACTTCAATTATCGAGTGGCAAGACAGTACTCAAAATGGCATCGTTGGATATTTCTTCTTTGGCTGCCTTGGTGAATAATCTTTCATTGGAAAATATTAAGTGGCGGCCTCTTTCCGAGAATTTTTTGAAGGGGCTTGATATCTGTTCTCAATTCGCTTCTACAGATACGTCATTTTCTTCTCTCTGTGGAGTTTCTGTTGACGATGATGGCTTGATTGCAAGTGATAGGACGAGGGCTGGATTTTATCGGCTTCTGGTCAAAACAACAGAGGATTTCATTTTACGGATTGGATCTGTCAAGGATTTGATCAAGTTCAAGAGCATTTCTCAATTTTCTGTTGGAGAATCTTGGATCCATTTTCGGGATGAAGATGGGGTTTGTTTTTCAGTTCGGAAATATAAGGTTGAATTTCCTCGGGATACAATCAAGAAGTTTATGGATTTTGACAATGCCGGAGAGGAATATTGTTTTCCGGAAGAGTTAAAAAGTTCAATTGAACGGGCATCAGTAATGGCCTTTTCTACGAAGGAAGGGAATGAATATGTTTCTTTGTCCTTAGATAAAAAGGGAGATTTGATCGTAACAGGGTCGAAGGAATTTGGGGAGATCGAGGAACGAATTATAAAGAGTAAGGACTGGTCATTTCCGAGAGAAACAACTATCCAGGTTAATCCTGCTTGTCTTTTGTCATCCCTATCAATTGGGAGAAAGTTTTTTATCAAAGAGAACCAATTTCTTCTGATGAAAAATGGTAATCTTGAAAGTGTTATTGCTTTAATTGTAGATTAAGGCAATGAATTATCAAGAATTTTTAAATAAGAAATCTCAAATCGGGACGATGGATGGTTTTAATCCTCTTTTTATGCCATCTTGTCTTTTTGATTTTCAATCTGCTCTCGTCGATTGGAGTATTAAAAAAGGAAGGTCTGCTCTTTTTGAAGATTGCGGCCTTGGTAAGACACTTCAGCAATTGGTTTGGGCTGAAAATATTGTTCGAAAAACCGATGGAAATGTTCTTATAATTACACCAATGTCTGTTTCTTCTCAGACTGTTCGAGAAGGGGAGAAATTTGGTATTGAAAGTCATCGGTCTATTGACGGTAAATTCAAAAAAGGTATAGTAATAACGAATTATGAACGGCTTCATTATTTCCATTCAAGTGATTTTGATGGAGCTGTTTGTGATGAATCAGGTATCCTTAAAAACTTTGATGGTATCCATAAAAAAGAAATTATCGAGTTTATGAGGAAGATGAAATATCGTCTTCTTTGTACCGCAACAGCTGCCCCCAATGATTATCCGGAATTAGGCAATTCGAGTGAAGCTCTTGGCGAGCTTGGGTATATGGATATGTTGATGCGGTTTTTCAAGAATGATGAAAATACACTTAAATCAAGACGATATATCTATAAAAATAAACCAAGTGAAATTTTAAATGAGTCGGGGCATTGGCGGTTTAAAGGCCATGCAGAGGAACAGTTCTGGAAATGGATTTGTTCATGGGCAAGGGCGATTAGAAAACCATCGGATATGGGATTTGATGATGATGGTTTTCTCTTGCCGCCATTGGAAGAGAAGGAATATTTGGTAAAAACAGAGCGGCAATTAGATAAGGGCAAATTATTTAATATGCCTGCTCAGGGATTGAAAGAACAACGAGACGAAAGAAGAGCAACGGTCGAGGATAGATGTGAAAGAGCAGCAGAGCTTGTGAATAAAACAGGGAAACCAGCCCTTGTATTTTGCCATTTAAATGATGAAGGTGATTTGTTGGAGAAATTGATCCCTGATTCGGTTCAGGTATCTGGCCAGGATGAAGATGATAAAAAAGAAGAGGCCTTGGCATCATTTATTGATGGGAAGATAAGGGTTTTGGTAACGAAGCCAAAGATTGGTGCTTGGGGATTGAATTTTCAGCATTGTTCACACATTATTTCTTTTCCGTCGCATTCCTTCGAGCAGTATTATCAAGGCGTCCGTCGTTGTTGGAGGTTTGGTCAAAAGAATCCAGTCCGGTCTGATATAATAACATCAATTGGGGAAAAGAACGTTTTGAAAAATCTCCGGAGGAAATCAATTGCCGCGGATAAGATGTTTGAGCAATTGATTAAGAACATGAACACTGCAATTGGAATAAAGCGGGATAGTACATCGTTTTTGAATATCGAGAAATTGCCTGAATGGTTATAAAGGCTATCTTCCTCTGCTTTTATAAAACAAATCGAATCTTGGCCTTATTTTGTAAGGAAAATGGCATATTCTAAGGCATAATTGAAAGGAAGAAATGATATGGCAGTAAATATTCAGGATATAAAAGAGGATTATGCAATTTATAATGGAGACTGTTTGGAGATAATGCCAAAGTTCCCTGATGGAAGTATTCATCTGTCTGTTTATTCCCCACCATTTGGTGGGTTATATCATTATTCAAGCAGTGAACGGGATTTATCGAATTGCAAAGATTATAAGCAATTCTTTGAGCATTATGAATTTGTTGTAAAAGAACTTTTCAGGTTGACTATGCCCGGTCGGATAACAGCTGTTCATTGTGCTGATGTTCCAAGTGGGAATAGTGGTATTGATAATCTTGTTGATTTCCCAGGTGATATTATTCGGCTTCATGAAAAGATCGGGTTTCATTATATTGCCAGATATTCTATTTGGAAAGAACCTCTTGGTGTTCGCAATAGAACAATGGCAAAGAATCTTGCCCATAAGACAATTGTTGAGGATTCAAGCAGATGTAGTGTTGCATCTGCTGATTATCTCCTTGTATTTCGGAGAAAAGGAGAAAATCTTGTCCCAATTTCCCATCCTAATGGATTGACTGATTATGCCGGAGAAAGACAGATTCCAAATGAATTGATGGAATTTAAGAATTGGAAAGGAAAGCAAACAGAGAACCGTTATTCGCATTGGATTTGGCGTCAATATGCTTCTGCTTTTTGGGATGATATTCGGATCGGCCGGGTATTGCCATTTATAGAGGCAAAAGAAGAGGATGATGAAAAACATGTTCATCCATTACAATTAGATGTTATTGAGCGATGCATTGTTCTTTGGTCAAATCCTGGTGAAAAGGTTTTTACTCCATTTATGGGAGTTGGATCTGAAGTTTATAGCGCAGTAATAAATGGTCGAAAAGGAATCGGAATGGAATTAAAAACGTCTTATTATAAACAAGCCCAGAGGAATATGAAAAGTATTTTGATACAGGGAAATGGTAAGGCATTTGATTTCTTGAATTCAAAATAATCCCTTATAATATATAGAGGATTGTTGATGAAAAATGAAAACTTCGCTCATCTCCATGTCCATACAGAGCACAGTTTGCTTGACGGTTTTGGTAGTGCAAAACAATATGTAAAAAAGGCAAAGGAACTGGGGTTTGTTGCGCTCGGTTGTACGGATCATGGCAGTATCGATGGCCTCATCAAGTTCCAGAAAGAATGCGATAAGAATGGCATCACCCCTGTTATGGGTTGTGAAGCATATATCGTCCCTGATCTGGCTACTTGTACAAAGGGGGAGAAGCGGGGCCATGTGACTTTGCTCATAAAGAATCAGCAGGGCTATATTAATCTCTGTAAGATGCTTACGATTGCAAATCTGAAGGGATTCTATTATCGCCCCCGGATCGATTTCAATCTTCTATATGATAATTGCGAAGGGTTGATTATCCTGACTGGTTGTGCAGCATCATTCTTGACGTTATCTGGCGGGGAAGATGAATTATTGGATCTTAATGATAAGATTACGGGGGATATCTATCTTGAACTGATGCCTCATAAGATGGTAGAACAGGCAGATATAAATGATCTCTGCCTCTCATTCCATGATAAGTATAAGATCCCTATTGTAGCGACAAATGATTGTCATTATATTGAGGAGGAGGATTGGAAGGCCCAGGAAGTTCTCCTTGCTATTCAAACAAAGGCGTTATGGGCGGATAAGGATCGGTATAGATTTTCGATCAATGGTCTTTACCTCCGTAGTACAATCGAGATGGATGAGGCATTTATAGATCAGGCAGAGGTTGCTCCTGCGAATAATAGAAAGCCGATGGCAGAGGTCGTATGGCTTGAGGCGATGGCCAATACAATGGAGATTGTCAGAAAGTGTGGGGATTTTCGTATTAAGAAACAAGATATTTATCTGCCGATTGTCCCTGGGTATGAGAATGTTGACCCTGAGACATTTTTATGGGATATTTGCATAAAAGCAATTAAATCAGTTTTGGCCCTTCCATCCAAAGAAGATTTGTATATGGAGCATCTGAAATATGAGTGGGAAATTATTAAAGGCAAGAAATTCCTTCCGTACTTCATGGTTGTATATGAATTGGTTCAATGGTGTAAGAAAAATGACATAATGATAGGACCGGGGCGTGGCAGCGTCGGCGGTTGTCTTATCGCATATCTTCTTGGTATAACGATGGTTGACCCCATAAAATACGATCTCCTATTTTCGCGTTTTATCACAGAAGATAGAATCGACTACCCGGATATCGATATTGATTTTCAAGACGACAAGAGACATCTGATCCGAGAGCATCTTGAACAGTTATACGGCAAGAATAATATAACGTCGATATCGACATTCTTGACGATGAAGGGGAGAGGGGCCATTAGGGATGTCGCAAGAGTATTTGATATCCCATTGAGTGAAGTCGATGCCTTTGCAAAAAAGATTGATGATGCTGCTCAGGCTGGTAAGGATGAAAATATCATCCTTGATGCAGTAGAAAATACAGATGAGGGGAAAGCCTTTGACAGAAAATATCCTAAGATTGTTGATATCGCAATCAAGTTAGAAGGGCAGATTAGGGGAAGGGGCCAACATGCAGCGGCTGTAGTTATTTCGGCAGATGATCTTACTCAGGGGACGCGTGGCAATCTTGTGACCCAGTCAAATAATATCATCTCTAATTGGGATATGGAGGATTCGGAATTTGTTGGCCTGATGAAACTCGATGTACTTGGATTAAATACCTTATCGATTCTGAATGAGACAAAAAGACTGATCGGGCAAAATAAGGAGAAATTGTTTTTATACCACCCGGGAAGCGATTGCCATTTTGTCGGTAATGAAATAGATTTGGGCATTGTTGAGAATGATATCAATGAAGTAGATTTTGACTTTGGTAAGATCCCATTGGATGACCCGGAGGTTTATGAGGAGATATCGGCGGGTCATAATGTCGGTGTTTTCCAACTCAGCGCATATCTGACATCGAAACTCGCTACCCAAATTAAGCCGGATAATATCGATCTTTTGGGGGATGTCATCGCACTTGTAAGACCGGGGCCAGCCGACAGCGGCATGACCGATTTATACCTAAAAAGAAAGAATGATGGTCAACAATGGGAAGGCAAGCACCCTATATATGAGGAGATAACAAAAAATACATATGGCATTATTGCCTATCAGGAACAGTTGATGCAGGTTATTCATAAGGTAGCCGGATTACCTTATGCTACTGCTGATAAGATCCGTAAGATTACGAGTAAGAAGAGAGACGCAAGGGAGTTAAAGCCATTTCAGGATATATTCGTCAAAGGTTGTCTTGACAATAAGACATTGAGCGAAGATGAGGCACTTGATTTCTGGGAGGCATTACAGTCTTATGCGAGATACTCATTCAACAGATCTCACTCAATTGAGTATGCGATAATTGGATACTGGACGGCCTGGTGTAAGCGCTACTTCCCGACAGAATTCCTTTGTGCAAATCTGACGTATGGGTCTGATGGGAAAAAAGAGGAGATAATTGAGGAGTGCTATCGGTTAGGGTTAAAGCTTCAGTTGCCACAAGTCGGCATATCTGATGCGACAAAATGGGTAGCAAAAGATAATATCCTTTATGTCCCGTTTATTGAAATAAAAGGGGTTGGTGAGAAGACTGCATTTGAATGTACATTGTTGAAGGGCAATAAGAAAGAAAAATTGAAGGGATTTTTTGACCTGAAGATACAGGAAAAGTCAGGCAGTAAATTAGAAAAAATATTGGCTGAGGTCGGTGCTTTTGGGGGTGAGCCTTTGGCGGATGATCTGTCGAAATATTTTTCATTCAGGGTTGCCCAAGATAAGCGGCAGCAATATCCTAATCTGAGAAAGATATTAAAATTTGATTTCCCCGAATGTGATCTTGACGCCATTCTTAGATTGGATGTCCCAAAGGGGTTCCTTAGAGGGATGATTCAATGGTATAATGGCACTGATGATTATTTTAAAGGGCTTGCCGATTGCTATGCTTGTCCTCTTGGTTCTCAATGTAAGGCTCCTGTTAAGCCATCCCCAGGTAAATATAATTTGATGATATGCGGCGAGGCACCTGGCCCTGACGAAGATGAGCAGGGGGTGGGGTTTGTTGGTAAGACGGGTGAGAAGATATTATGGCCGGAACTGGAAAAGTATAGTCTATATAGGGAAGATTTTCATGTGACGAATGTCTGTAAGTGTTTCCCATATCAGACTAAGACACCAAATAAGAATGAGATTGCAGTCTGTTGGCAATGGTTAAAGCAGGAGATTGATACTGTCCAGCCCCGGCTAATATTGGCATTCGGAAATATCTGTCAAAAATGCTTTACTGATAGGGATGGGGGTATAATAAATCTATCGGGGACTACGGAGTGGGTAGAGAAAATTAGCGCGTGGGTATGCTGGTCTGTGCACCCTTCCTCGATACTTCATAATGCATCAAATAAGACGGCATTCGAGGCGGGCATAAAAAACTTTTCCGATAAAATCAGAATACTGGGGGATATTAAATGACAGAACAAAATAAGCCATATGAATTACATATCGAATACAGGCCGCTTGAATTTGATGAGTATATCGGCAACGCTGCCTTAAAGGCATCCGTGTTATCTGTTATTGATCGTGCCCATACTTATATTTTCTATGGGCCGAGGGGCTGTGGAAAGACGACAATGGCAAGATTGATTGCCAAGAAGGTCGGGGCTGCCGATATTGATATTTATGAAATCGATGCGGCGGATAAAACTGGTGTTGATGATGCAAGGCAGATAAAGGCAAATTCAGGATTTGCACCAATGGGTGGGAAGAGTAAAGTTTATATCATTGATGAGTTTCATCGCCTGTCAGGGAATGCATCTGATGCTTTACTTAAGACATTGGAAGAGCCGCCCGATCATTGTTATTTCATTCTCTGTACGACCGAGATTGAAAAGGTTCCGGCAACAATCAAAAGTCGTGCAAAATCCTATGAGGTCAAGTCACTTACTGTAAAAGAATCGGAAGAATTACTTGACTGGGTCTGTAGCGAAGAAAGAATCAAGTTGCCGTCCCAGGTCCGTCAAGCGATTATCGATAATTGCGAAGGTATACCTCGTGAGATGCTTGTCTCGTTGGATATGGTCAGGAAGATTAATAAGGAAGAGGATGCTATCGCATTAATACTTTCATCAAAGTCAAACCCAAAGGTGATTGATCTTTGTAGGGCGTTATTACAGAAGGCGAAATGGGCGGAGATAGGGAGAATATTGAAGGATATAGCCGATGAACCGGAAAATGTCAGGTATGCGGTGCTTGGTTATATGAATGCCGTGCTTTTGAAAGGGGATAATAAACAGGCGATTATTGTTATGAGTTGGTTTGAGAATTCATTTATGTACTCGCGCAGGCCGGGATTGACCGCTGCATGTTATCGGTCGGTTATGGATTAAAGGGGTATAATATTAAAAAGGAGGGGGAGATATATGACAGAGCGGAATTATGAACAGGAAGATCGGATTGATAAATTCAATCTCGATCAGGAATGGCTTGAACAGGGTGATAAGTATATCTATTGGTCAAAGAGATCGGCTCAGGCTAATGCGGCACTTGAAAATTGTATACTTCGACGGAAGATTCTGAAGGCAGAATTATATAATGAGCATCGCCAGAATTTTACGATGGACAATGCGAAATTTTCAGAGGCGATGATTGACGCAGCTGTTCATGCTGATCCTCGATATAAAACGATTTCTCAAGAAGAGATTGACCTTCGGGAAGCAGCTATGATTATGACCGATGTAAAATGGAATTTCCAGCAACGGCAGGCAAGGATTTCGGAATTACAATTGTTAATGCAGTCGGGATATTATTCTACCCCTCAGTTTGGGGGTAAGGAGATCCAGGAAAATCTACGTGAAGGGTTAAAGGGTAAATTGGGTGGAAGGAGAGGTTAGGATGTTTTGGTTTTGGCCTCCGCAAAATACACTGGATTATATAATGATAGCCTGTATAGCGGTTATGACATTTTATGGCTGTTATTATTTATGGCAGCTCATTATGTATGGGCTTTTCAAGAGTTATTTTCAGGCAAGGCGTGAATATTTGAAAACTATGAAAGGAGATTTGGAGAAATGGCAGAAGCGAGACAAATGATGCGTGAGAGGTTTGTCCAGCGCATCAAGGAGCAGCAACAGCGTGGACAGGGAGGAGCGGGTAGCCTATTTAAACAGAATATAAAGGGGTTACAGTTTTTTAATTGTACGGATGGGACGCATACGATTGATATTATCCCATATTTCGCGGGGAAGAATGACCCTCATGTGCCGGAAGGTGAAGAGGCGTATGTGTTTGAATTTTTCATACATCGCGATGTCGGGGTGGGCGAAGGATCTATCATGTGCCTTGCAGAGACATATGGGAAGCCTTGCCCGATATGTGAGGACCGCCGTCGGAAAATCAGGGAAGGGATTGCCGAGAAGTCGGTTGATAAGCTTCGCCCTGGAAGGAATCCCCGCTCGCTTTATAATATCATCTGTTATGATAGCCGCGAACAGGAGGATAAGGGGATTCAGGTATTCCATACTTCTCATTATCTGATGGAAGAGCAGTTGCAGGAATTAGCATCTGGGACGCCGATTCGCCCAGGTCAGGAACAGCTTGACCCGCTTGTCCTTTTTATGGACCCGAAAGAGGGGAAATCTATCATTTGGAAGCGCGAAGGGAAGATGGAGAAGACCCGATTTACTGGGATGAGATTTGGTGATCGTCCTAAAGGGTATGTCATTGACCAGAGGGATCTTGACGAAACATGGGCGCTGGATGAGATCGTTTATATCCCGACATATGAGGAGGTTTGTGATTTCTATTATGGTAAAGGGAAAGGTCCAGTTGAATCTGCTGATGATGATGGTGGTGGTCGGGGATCTTCCCGTTCTCGTTCTGTTGAGTCTGCACAGCAGGATGCCCCGGTTGAGGCAGGGAGATCGCGGAGAAGTCGAGGTGGAGATTCTGCTCCTGCCCCTCCCGCCGAAGAGGCAAAAAAAGAATCCAACCCCTGCCCGTCTGGTCATGACTTCGGGGCCGATATCGATAAATTCCCTGTCGATTGTGAGAAGTGTGAAGAGTGGCGGCCATGCTCCAGAAAAAACAAGGAGATATTGGCTTCTCAATTAGGGGGGGATACAGCGACAAAGGTAGAGGATAAACAAGAACCTCCTGCCGCGCCTGCAACCGAGGGCCGGAGATCAAGAAGGGGAGCCGATCCTGAACCTCCTCCGGCACAAGATCCTCCTCCTGCCGAAGAGGGCCGTCGTCGGCGTAGGGCATAATCTATTGGCAATGGGGCAGGTCATCTCGCCTTTATTGCCTGCCGTTGATGGGAGATCTTTCCAGGGACGGGTTTCCCATCAACGGATTTTTTTAAAGGGGATAAAATGAGTAGGAAACCGAATAAAGAAGTTGAAGATATAAAGCAGATTATCAGGAAACCGATCCAGGATGATGAGAGGGTTGAATTCCTTGATTCAGGATCGACGATGTTTAACCTTGCGGCATCTCAAAAGGGAAGAGATGGTGGATGGGCAAGGGGTAGAATCGTTAACCCTGTTGGGGATGGGTCATCGGGGAAAACGATTATGGCGATAGAGGCATGTGTTAATGCCTTTTATAATATTAAGAAGAGGTCATCAAAGATATTCCCTCCCGTAGAAAAACTTAGCCTGGTCTATGCAAATCGTGAGAGGGTGATGGATTTTCCTTTAACTAAAATGTACCGGCAAGATTTTGTTAATGCAGTCGAATGGAATCATAATGTTGTGACTGTCGAAGATTTTGGTAAAGATTTTGGCCGCCGTGCGATTGAACATAAGCAAGGCGAATGCCTTATTTATGTCCTTGATTCATGGGATTCCATAACATCTGAAGTATCACAAAAACGATTTCGGGATGCAGCTTTAGGTAAGGAAATTGAGTCGGGCAGCTATAATACTGACAAGGCTGCGTATGCAAGCAAGGAATTTTTTAATAATATTTGTGACCTCATGGCCGGGAAGGACATTACGCTCTTTATAATATCGCAGACAAGGACAAAGATTGGTATTACATTTGGTGATAAGCATTATCGATCTGGTGGCGATGCCTTGAATTTCTATACACATCAAGTTCCATGGTTATCAGAAGTCGAAAAATTGACTAAGACATATCATGGTGATAAATGGCAGTATGGTGTCCGCATGAGAGCCAAATTCAAACGGAATAAGACGGCAAAGCCGAATCGTGAGGCGGAGACCGTTATCCTTTATGACATCGGGATTGATAATATTTGGTCGATGATAAATTGGTACTGGGGACCAGAAGTTAAGAAGATCCATTTTGATGATACGGATTTCTCTCGGGAGGATCTAATTAGATATATTGAAGATAATGATCTTGAAGATGTCTTGATTGGCATGTGTGAGGAAGAATGGGCTAAGACAGAGGAAGTGATTATCCCGGTTCGTAAATCAAGATTTGGGAATCCAGATGAAACTCCTGATTGATTGTTGCAGTATAGGGTATAAGATCGCATACGGGATGCCTGCCTTGTCCTATGATGGGAGTAATACCCATATCATCTTCGGATTTTTGAAACAGCTCATCGTCCTTGCCGAGAAGTTCAATACAGGGCAGTTTATATTCTGTTGGGATTCCCGGCAATCATACCGCAAGGAATTTGACCCTGAATATAAGAGGCGCGATGTCAAGCCGGAGCAGAAGGCATTGATTGATGATGCTCGCAGACAATTTAACCTCCTCTATAATGATGTACTCCCGATGATGGGGTTCAGAAATGTTTTTCTGTTTAGTGGATATGAGGCTGATGACCTTTTGGCATGGATCTGCATGCGATTACCGGATGAGTATATGATCGTATCGGGGGATGAGGATCTATATCAACTGTTGCTGGATACACGAACTTATTCGATACGGTTCTATGACATAAAGAAGGAGAGGATGTTTACTGCCGCTGATTTTAAGGCGAAGTATGGTATTAAACCTATGCAGTGGGCCAATGTTAAGGGGATGGGCGGTTGCCCTTCTGATAAAGTTTCGGGCATCCCTGGTGTAGGTCCGGAGAGTGCGATTAAATATTTGAATGGGGTCCTGAAGGATGGTAAGATAAAGAGCAAAATAGAGTCGCCCGAAGGGAAGAGGCAATTCCGTGATTCGTTTTATCTTGTCGCATTGCCATTCCCTGGTGACCGTCCTATTAAAATAGAATTAGTTGACGCTCCGCTTTATTCTATGGATTTTCTTGATGCGTTCAGGAAGTATGGCTGCGGTTCATTGGAGAAGGATATTGCCCAGTGGAAGAAGCTATTCAATCTGGTTTCGGGCCGGTAGGATATAATAATAACAGGAGAAGATAATGCCGAAGAATGATAAGGGTGGTAATTTTGAACGAAATGAGTCGAGGTATATCTCGCTCTGGTGGACAAATAGAACGCGCGATGATGTCTTTTGGCGTAATCGTACCCGTATAACCTCGAAGGCATTTAATGCACAACAGCAATGTGGCGATCTTCAGGCTTTTAATACTATCGGTCTTCCTTTTACGGAGGTATTCAGCACTGAGTTTAAATCTGGATATTCAAAGAAAAAGACGGATAGCACAAAGAAGAAAATAGCAAAGGGCAAAGCGGTTAGGGCTCAGAAAGTTAGGAATGTACCATGGGATCTGCTTGAAGTTTTGGATAGCCAGGTGATTGATGATCATCTTGTGATATTGAATTTCTGGGGACAATGTTTATCCGATGCAAACTTAACAAACAGGATTCCTTTATTGATTTTTAAGCGTGATTTTCATACCCCGATCGTTGTAGTCGATATAACTGATTTTAGAGAGTTTGTTAATATATTAGGGCATATGCCTTCAAGGTCATTGACTTTTGCCGATAGGAATCAAGGGATAAGACTCTCACTTTACAGGCAAGATGATTTTTTTGATTGGTTAACGCCAGAGGCGATTAAAATATATCATAAGAGAAAGGAGTCAGGCAATGAATGATAAACAGACTAAGAGGCTTTTTGCAGAGGTTAGGGATATCAAGAAACGGCTCGAAGATCTGGAGTCTAATGTTAGCGTAAAGGTCAGTATAGATGGCAAAGAGATAAAGGTAGCAGATCCTTTCCCAAGAAATAAATACCCGTGGTCATCCTTCGAAAAGGAATTCGTTAATGAGAAAATAGATACACTTATCAAGGAAATATCCTTGAAATTCGGTCGTGACCAATCCCGTGTGATCGGATGTTTGATCAATAACCTGAATGGTAGATGCCCATATGGATTAAATATTGGCCACGATTTTGTTAAAAGTATAAGATGTGAGAGTTGTAAGAAAATGATGGATTGTGCTAAGGAATGGCAAATAATATGTTCAAATTCTTAGATATAAAATATTTTCAGAGCCATCGAAACACGAGGCTGGATTTTGATCCTGGTGTAAACATCATATTTGGCCTGTCGCAGGCTGGGAAATCAGCGGTTAGAAAGGCTCTCCAGCTTCTGATTGATAACCGTCCGAGCGGGGCGAGATATTATAGCAATTTTGCCTCTGATAAGGGTAAGACGATTATTGAATTGGGTTTAGTAGAAGGGCATACGGTTGGTATTGAAAAATCAGTTAGAAGGAAGCCCGATAAATCAAAAGTTTTAGAGGAAACTGTTTATCGGTTAGATAATGAATCATCATTTTCTGGGGTGTCAAAGGATGTCCCGGACCAGATCAGGGATTTGCTTAATCTAACTGAACTGAATATGCAGTCGCAGTTTGATGCCCCATTCCTGGTGACATCTTCTGCCGGTGAGATCGCCCGGACCATTAACCGTATTACAAAGCTTGAGGATGTTGATGGTTGGGTATCGGGGTTAAGAGAAAGGATCAATGATGCAAAGGGCATCGTTAAGATCTTAGAAAAGGATTGCCAAGGTATCGAGACTGAGCTTGCAAAATATGTTGGGTTTGAGGATCTGCAAGTGGATATCGATACCCTCCAGAAGGCAGCAAATGATCTGAAGGTTCGTCAGGGGCGAAGGATGACTTTGGATAATTATCTTGTCAGGGTCGAGGATATTGACAGGAGATTGGAGAAGATAAAACCAGTATTATCCATTCAGGCCGATATCGATTCTATTCAGGGGATAGAAAGGCAGGTTTTAGCCCTGATACGGCGTCAAGGCTTGATGCAGCGGTTGAAGTCGATAGATATAGAGATTCAAGGGGGGAAATCGGTCCTGGGCGATTTAAATGAGCTGAAAACGGTGCTTGAATTAGAGCAGAAGACAGAGAGATTGTCAGGGTTGATCGATAGGGTCATTTCTTTTGATGATATAATCAAGGCAAGGAAGAAACTATTGGAGGATCTGGAGGGGTTGCAAAAGATCCAGTTGACCCAGTCAAAATTGGTGAGGCTGGAGGGTTTTCTGGATAGGATAAAAAGGATCGAAAAAGAGATTGTCGAGGGTAATACCGGTTATGAAGAATATAAGAAGAAAAAGGTTGTTATTTTGAAGGGGGTAAAAGAGTGCCCCGTCTTTAATCTACCTTGCCCGTCGGTAAAACAAATGGCTGAGAAAGCCGAGAAGATATTGTAAAAAAGGTATATGATAATGAAATTTGCTCTTCTTAGTGATGTCCATCTTCTCGGCGATAAGCCAATCGGTCGTATCGATGATATTAAGACTACCCAATTTGTTAAGTTTAGATTTATTCTTGATTGGTGTCGGGATAATAATGCAATCCTATTGCAGGCAGGCGATCTCGTAAATAGGCCGCGTAATTGGTATCTACTTCCCGAGATTATGGATATTCTGAAGGAGTATGGGGTAAAGATTTTCTGCGTCGCGGGGCAGCATGATGTTTATATGTACAGTCGGGATGCGATTCAAGCGACCTCGCTTGGTATACTTGAGAAGGCCGGATTGGTGAATATTTTGCCTCCTCGGCGGTATCATCTGGATTATATCGATAGTGATATTTCTATCTATGGGGCAAGTTATGGTCAGATGCTCCCTGAGCCGCAGACAGAGGGGTTCAACATCGGTGTAATCCATGCTTCGATTGCCGAGCATGCGATCTATCCGGGGCAGAATTATATGGATGCCCTGACGTTTCTGAAGGATAACCCGAAATACGACATTATACTCTGTGGTGATATCCACCAGAAATTCATGAAGACGTTCAAGGGGCGATTCATATTAAATTCGGGGCCGATGATACGTAAAGAGGCGTCTGCTTACAACTTTCAACACCATCCCGGTTTCTGGGCATATGATACTGAGAAGGATGGATGCCCCGAATGGGTTGAAATTCCGCATGAGAAAGCGGAACTGGTATTAAGCCGTGCCCATATTGATCAAGAGGAATTGACAAATTCCATGCTTGATGAATTTATTAAGTCGATACCATTGGGTGACCAGATTTCAGAGGCGAGTTTTATTGACAATCTATGGATATACGTTAAGAAGAACAAGATTGAAAAGCCGGTAGTGGATATCATAACAGAGATTGTAAATCGGTGAGGATACATGAAATATATTCGTCTTGTTAAATATAAAAAGATTGACGGGAAGGATCTTATAGATGCCATCTATGAATTTGAAGGCGGGTTGGAGAATGGGCAAGTTTTTCGTAAAGGAAGCGGGACTTGTACAAGATTATTTAGCAGACAATTGAGAGAATGCATTAAAGAAGGGGATTTTGTGATGATTGAGAAGGGAGAAAACTGATGACTGAACTTACTTTGCAGCAACTGACGGATAAGATGACGGCGATAAAATCCGATGTAGACAAAAAACAGGGGGAAAGGAATGCCGTCTGGGATAATCTGTCGAAGGAATTTGGGGTTAAGACGCTGGATCAAGCCTATGACGAGCTCGACAAGCTGGACGGCCAGCTTGAGGTCCTGAAGGAGAAGAAGCAGGAATTGATGAAATCTGTACAGGAAAGGCTCTCGCAATATGGATACTGACCCCGTTCAGGCTCTTGTCGATTCCTATAAGAAGCTTGCTAATCGGGTTGAGTTTCTTCAGGACGATCTTGGTAAAAAGGAAGATGAGATTGATGAAAAGGCTACCCTTATCGGTAATCTTGAGAAGGCCAGATATGTCCTGTCCGAAGTCCAGAAAGGTACGCAGGAGAGATTCAAGGGCCAGGTCGAGTCGCTCGTGACGATGGCGATCAAATCCGTATTTGATAGGCCATTTGGCTTTGAGCTTATATTCGAGCGTAAGCGCGATAAAATGGAGTGTAGACCGGTTGTTTATGAAATGGTCGAGGGGGATAGGGTCGAATATGACGATACCGAATATGACATCGGTGGCGGTCTGGTTGATGTGATGTCGATTGCATTACGCGTAGTTCTATGGAGCATGGAAAAACCACGGACAAGAAATGTGATGATATTGGATGAGCCGGGTAAGAACCTCGGCGATCTGATATCGTTATTTGGCGATATAATCAGGAAGATTTCACATGAGTTGAAGATCCAGTTTATAGTTGTAACTCATGACGATGCGCTCAAGGAAGTGGCCGATAGGGCATATCATATATCCCATGATGGGAAGGAATCCCATGCGGTTCTGGTATCCGGGAAAGGGGATATAATAGAGAAAATAAAGAATAATCTATCTGATCCTGAATTGCCGAAGAAGATTTATAAAGAAGTAGAAAAACAAATTCCAAAGAGACGGAAGAGGCAATGAAAATTATTCGGGTTTTTCCTCGAAAGACTCATGCAACCCCGGACGATGAAAATGTAAGATCTGGGAAGAAAACTCGGGTTCCTTGTTTGATTGATGAGGCTGATGAAATTCATATTTCAGTTTCTTTTACTTGGGATATTCCTTATGCAGAATGGATTGCAAAACAATGGAAATATGTTGCACCAGTAAAGATTGGTGGCCCAGCTTTCGGAAAACAATCTGATGATTTCATTCCAGGATTATATTTGAAACAAGGCTATATAATAACATCAAGGGGATGCCCGAATAAATGTTGGTTCTGTTCCGTGCCGAAGCGGGAAGGGAATATCAGGGAATTACAGATAAAAGACGGATGGAATATTCTTGATGATAATCTTTTGGCTTGTTCTGATAATCATATAAAATCTGTTTTTGAGATGCTATCAAGACAGAATCGCCCGATTGAATTTACAGGAGGGATCGAAGCGGCAAGATTGAAATTATGGCATGCCGAGGAGATGAAGAAATTAAGAATTGGTCAGATATTCTTTGCTTATGATACAGATGAAGATCTTGAACCGTTATGGGAAGCAGCTCATATTTTGAGGGAAGTGGGGTTTACAAATGCTGGGCATTCTTTACGGTGTTTTGTACTTTGTGGATTTAAGGGAGATACTTTTGAAAAGGCAGAAAGTAGGATGTTTGAAACGATGTATTCTGGATTCACTCCGATGGCAATGCTTTGGAGAGATAAAGATGGAAAGCGTGATCCTGATTGGATGAAATTTCAGAAGTTATGGGCAAGACCGGCTATAATATATGCAAGGGTAAAGCAAAAAGCAGAGGAAATGTACAGCAATGGAAGAAAATAAAATCCTGACATTCGGCATCTACGAAGGCAAGAAATTATCAGATTCAACCATCCCTGATGGTTATATAAAATGGCTTGCATTGAGAGGTTCATATCCTGAGCCGGGTAATCGATTTGAGACAAAATGGAAGGTGCCGATTGATATAGCGATCAATGCAAGGCGGGAGATGGGGAGAAGGGGGTATAATAGGGTCGGGGATAAATATGAAAAGGAGGGTTGAAAATGAATACGTTATTTAAAGAAGCCATCAATGCGGTAGAAGAGATCAATGAGAAAATGTTTGACCAGGCAGAGGAAGGTAGTAGTTGCCAATATATCCTTCTTGAAATGAAGACTACCGGGGATATTATCATTATTGAATTCTGCGGTATTCAGATCTGGAATAGTGAAGAGGATGAGAGGGAATTCCATGATTCAACAAATATTTTGCCACCCCAGCCTGGTAGTTACGAACCTATTAGAACATATCTTAACCGTCAGATAAACGAGCTGGTAAAATATATCTCTAAGATTTCTTTATAAGGGGGTTTATGATGGCCCTTAAATTCGCATTTATCGATACCGAGACGACCGGTACTGATCATATGAAACATGGCCTCTTCATGATCGGCGGTATAATCAGGGTTGATGATGTTATAAAGGAAGAGTTTAAAATAACCTGCGATCTTTTTGCCGGTGATGAGTTTGACCCTGCATCGGCTAAAAGTCATGGGTATAATGCTGATGACCTCCATAAATTTCAGGACCCTGTTGACGCCCATAAGGAATTCACCGATATTCTGGGGAAGTACGTTGACAAATATGATAAGACGGATAAATATCTATTCCTGAACTTCGGCGCGGAATTTGATAATAAGTTTCTACATAGATGGTTCGAGGGATGTGCTGATCAATATTTCCATTCATGGTTCTGGCATCCCTGGGTTGATGTGATGAGTCTTGCGGCGAATGCCCTGAGAAGGGAACGTCATAAGATGCCGAACTTCAAACTGGTGACCGTAGCAAGGCAATTGTCTATTCCTGTTGATGATGATAGTGCTCATGACCCATTATATGATGCCGGGCTGGCTATGCAGGTCTATGATAGATTGATGGTTATAAGTAATCCTGTTAAAAATAATGATGGTGGACTCATATATAAGATGCCGAGAAAAAGAAGGCAATAAAAGCTATGATAAAACGGCATGAAAGAGGGAAACGAAGATGTAAGAAATGTCGTCAGTTGAGGGATGTCGTCAATTTCTCCTATAAGAATAGAGGAACAAAATATGAGGGGTGGTGTATAATATGTAGACGAAAGGCCGGGATTGATATTGATAAACGCGGTCGCCCTGGGCGTGATAAAAAAAGAGATAATTCCCGGGTATATCAATGCATGAAATGTGATGAATTATTCGAGTCCGAGGTATGGGGAGAGAATAACCAACATTATCATCTATGCCCCCATTGCAGAAAACTGATTGATTGCATGGAACAGGTATCTATCTGAGATGAGATTATAGAGGATATCCCTGTTGCATTCCTTGAAAAGAAGAAATAAAAATGCGTCGTCAAAATGAATGGTATTGCCAGAAACGGCGTGAATTAGTTAAACAGTTTGGTGGGCGTTGTCGATATTGTGAGATTAAGGAAGGCAGCGTCCGGTATTCTGCCAGAAAAAAAGATCTTGTAGACATTGTTTTGGAGTTCGCCCATAAGGCGAATAAGAGAATCAGCGGTATGAACAGGGGCAGGAATGCGAGGGTGGCAGAAGTAATAAGAAATCCGGGAGATTTTCTTCTTCTTTGTCGTCGATGCCATAATAGATATGATCATGACCATCCATTGACAGATGAAGAAATCAAAGCGATGAATGAAGAGGTACCATTTTGAGCGTTGAAAACATAGAAAAGGTTTTGTCTCAGGCAGATGAGGTTGATATCCGAGAAGGCAAGATGGCCTATCAGAATTATCATGATCTTATGCGCCGTATTGCAGAGCATTATCAAGTAGGGTTTGTCCAGACCGTTGCTGCATTTGTTGCCCTGTCTCCAAATAATGATTATGTTGGGAATCTCAGGTCCTTGGTGACAGTGGCAAAGAGGGTCCAAGATAGACTTCCGATTCCAGAAGAGGGGCTAAGAACAAGTTCATACGGGCATTGTGTAGCAAGAGCATACCAATATTTGACGGGGGAGGAAGATTTCTGGTTTAGAACAAAAGGGCCAAAGATCAGAAGTTTCTATATCAATATTCTTCTCCCTCAAGACAACAGATTTGTTACAATTGACGGCCATATGTATAATGCTTGGTCAGGCGGATTGACCCCATTGAAACAGATAGCTCGTGCTGGATTTTCTTATAATGAGATTGTGAAAGATTTCAAAATAGTTGCCCGCAGACAAAATCTGATCCCTTGCCAGGTTCAAGCAATCGTATGGTTTGCTTGGAAGAGGATTAATAACATAGTCTATGAGCCTCAATTGTCATTGTTCGGGGATAAAGAAGATTGTTGGGGATTGAAATTGAAACCAGAAGAGATTAGATCTTATATGTAAGGAGGATGATATGAAGAAAATAAGGATGACAGAGGAAATATTTTGGCTGTTCAGGGATATTTGTAAAAGGGAATGGTTAAATCTCGCGAGATCCGGTAAGAGTGAAAAATCAAGGAATGTTGATTGCTTTTTTCATTGCTGCCCTGCGTGTGAAATATCGGCTAAAGCGGCAAAAAGATATGATGAGGATAAAGATTGCCGGTATTGCCCGGTAACAGAATGGAGAGAGAAAGCGATTGCATTTTTCAAAGAGAAGGATTTTTGTATTGATACTGTTTGCGAATCTTATGGGGGAGAACATCATTGTTGGAGGAAACAGGTAAAACAATTAAAGAAGGATTATGCAAAGCAGATCGCATTGCTTGAATGGTCATGGATGGGTTGTTATAAGAATATCAGGATCAATATTGATGATTATCCGATATTGAAAAAGAAGTTAGAGGAGAATAGAGAATCAGCAGATGGGAAGGGGTAGAATTATGAATTTAAAACAGCTTATAGAATTGGAGGAATTGGTCATGAGAGAAAGTGCAATTGCAATGGTTTATGCTCAGGAGATGCCTGGGGGCCAAATTCTAATCAAAGGTTTTGCAGGATTCTTGTCGTCCAGGGAATTAAGGATCAAATACGGTGAGGATATTGTTGCTATGTATGAAAAAGGCCACCCGCATATGGAGAAAAAGTTCTATATAGAACAAAATGAATCGAGAGGCGTGGGGATTGTAATCAGTATGTCTGGCGATTGTGAGGCCCTGCACAAAGGGGATATTTTTGATAAGAAAGAGTTTGACAAGATTGTTGCAACTATGAGAGAATGTGGGAAACGGCTTTGCGATATAGCTGCTGCCTTCAGGAGAACCGATAATATCAAGAAGATCAAGATCTGAGGGGGGGGGGAAGATGAAATACAAAGTCACAGCAGTAAAGAAGGGCCAAATACTTACCACTGAAAAAATAGAGGCCAACAAGGACGGTATTATATTTGCAATATGGTACCGGCAAAACAATAAACTAAGCTGGATTTTTACCGAGGATCTTGATGAATTCAGGATAGAGGAGGTAAAGTAATGAAGCAAGAATATCGTTTCTATACATGGGAAGATACTTTTATAAAATTTTTTGATACTGATGAACTGGCCATTGCGTTTGCGAAAGATGTCAATCGCAGAATAGATATTGTCGTGACTGCATCGGGCAAAGTGATTTGGAGAAGGGTAGACAAACCAGTCCTCACTATCGATCAAATCAAAAGAAATAAGGCTATTCTTGAAACTCTGATAAAGAATCTATTGAACCAGTTTCAGAAAGATAACCAGATTAAGGTTGACTCTGTCTGGCTATCTCATGATGAGGAAATAGGGAAGCTGATAAATGAAATAATCAGTATCGAGATAGTTTCCAAGATATAAAATTTAATAAATCCTGATCTCCTTTAAATTCATTATCTTATATTAGTTATTATATAACTTGGCCTAAAACTTCCTATAAGATTATCTGATTTTACTCTGTAACTGTAAAATTTATCTTTAAATAAGGGTGGATTTTAATTATATTCACCCTTATGAAATCAAAATCATCTGATCAGCAATCACTACCAAAGAAACGCCCCGGAAGAAAGCCCGGTCAAAAACTCGGGAAGAAATATATCAAGATACGAAGGTTTGTATCTGAGTATATGGTGGATCATAATGAGGTAAAGGCATGGGGAAGATGTGGATACGGCAGCGGGAATTACCAGTCCGATATGGTGGCCTCAAGGAAGGTATTGGAACGGAGAGATGTAAAACAACTGATAGCGGAAGCAGAAGAGAAACGGAACGAGAAGACCGGCCTGACGGCGCAGATGATATTGGATGAGTATCGATTGATCGCCTTTGCTGATTTGTCGAAGATAGGGTCGTGGGATGAGAGTGGGTTTAGGCTGAAGAATTCATCACAACTTACGAGAGATCAGATAGCTTTGATATCGTCAATGAAATCCATACCGACAAGGGAGGGTATTATTCTTGAGGTGAAATCCGTTTCGCCGACAGAGAAGATGGCGGCATTGGATGCATTGCGAGAGATGTGTGGTTACAAAAAGAAGGAAGGCGATACAAAAGAATCATTGCCTGAGACGGCAAGAAAATTGTGGGAGATGCAGAAGATTATGAAAGAGCAGGATGGCGAAACAATTCCATTAGAGGAACGGGAACAATATAAACCCAAGAGGAAGAGGGCGGTTGCATGATAGAGGAGAATCAAGACCCTGTATTTAAAGGGTTGACATCAAGATGGTATTTTCTCCGTCCTTATCCTCCTGAACAGATGCGATTAGTCGAACATCCAAAACGATTCAATGTAAACCCTGCCGGTAGAAGATCAGGCAAAACAGAAAGAGCAAAAAGGAAGGTCGTAAGATGTGCGATAATGGGGACAAGATTTCCTGAAGCCCGTTTCTTTACAGCCGCTCCAACAAGGGATCAGGCTAAGCGGATCTACTGGGATGATATAAAGGCCCTCATCCCAAAGAGCATATTGGCAAAACCGCCATCCGAATCAGAACTTATAATCACATTAATCAATGGATCGACGATACATGTCCTTGGTATGGATAAACCGGAACGTATCGAAGGATCGCCTTGGGATGGTGGCATACTTGATGAATTTGGCAACATGAAGAAGGATGCCTGGCAGAAGAATGTCAGGCCTGCGCTGTCGGATAGATTAGGATGGTGTGATTTTATTGGAGTCCCTGAAGGTAGAAATCATTACTATGATCTTGTGCAGAAAGCGAAGTCAGATGATACAGGCGACTGGGATCATTTCTGGTGGATCAGTGCCGATATATTGCCTCCTGAGGAGATAGAGGCTGCGAAGAGCGATCTGGATGAATTGACATATGAGCAGGAGTATGAGGCGAGCTTTGTTAATTTTTCTGGTAGGGCATATTATTGTTACGACGAAAGAAGGAATCTTGCCCGAATACAATATGACCCGAAGCAACCGCTGATATTCTGCTTTGACTTCAATGTCGCGCCAGGAACGGCATCAATCATACAGGAAAAGACGGTAAGGGATATAAGCGGGGCTATTTTGATCGGTGAGACGGTAAGCGGGGTGATAGGTGAGGTCTATATCCCGCGCAATTCAAATACACCATTGGTCTGTAATCGTCTGATTAAGGACTGGGGGGAACATAAGGGAGATATCTATGTCTATGGTGACGCAACAGGCGGGAATAAAGGATCTGCGAAGTTGGCCGGGTCTGATTGGGATATAATAAAACAAATATTAAATTCTCATTTTGGTGATGACAGGGTTTATTACGATTATGCGAGATCCAATCCTCCTGAGAGGGATAGGGTTAATTCGGTTAACAGTAGGCTTAGGACATTGACGGGGAGGGTCAGATTAATGATTGACCCGGCAAAAGCTCCGCATGTTGTCAAGGATTTTGAGGGGGTAAGATGTGTAGAAGGCGGCAGTGGTGAAATCGATAAGAAACATGACCCTGAGCTTTCGCATCTGTCTGATGGTATCGGCTATTATATCCATAGGAAATTCCCAGTCAGGGAAATTGCCGGTGGCGAGACTGAAATTATGGGGTTTTGATTCTAAGAACGGGGTTATAATATAAGAAGGAGGAATAATTATGCAAGATGAAGATCTGACAAAATCAAGGTTTGAGATTGCCAACAAGGATGCCAATGAAATGTTGGAACTGGTCAGGGATAAATGGTTTTCTCATCTGGATAATGCCAGGATACAGATCCTTTTTGATCTGAAGTCGAGGATGAAAGGGGCAAGGCTTATACTTGGCAGGATAATGAAGGCAAATGATCTGATAAGGCGGTTGACAGACCATTTCTACCCGGGCGGTTGTGATTATATCCTGTTTCTTGACAAGATCGCATTCATGATGGTCATGCAGGAATCGGATAAGAAGAGGTTGGTCCGTCATGAACTAAGGCATTGTGTTTATAATCCTGATGCGGAGAATCCCTGGCAGATACTTCAGCACGATATTGAGGATTTTGAGATTGAGATAAATCTTAACCAGGACAACCCGGGATGGGCTAAGCGCGTGGTCCAGGTTACGATGGATATTTATGCACAACAAAAGGAATCAGGAAAAACGAAGAAGGATAAAAGGAATACGGAGAATGTCGTCTTGATGAAGAGAAGGAAAGTGGCTAATGTCTAAACCGAATATAAAATATATCGATCGTGAATTAGTCGAGTCACCATACTGTATAGGTCTCTGTCTGGATGAGGATAATTTCAAAAGGGAGATGAAGAGATTAGGTGTCCCTTGCGAGAAGTGGCCGGATTGGGTAAAACCGGGATCAGACGGAACTGTCCACTATTTTGAGAAGGAAAGGCCGCATAGTAGTTTCTGTGCGATTGTCTGTATAAAGAAAAGGAAAGGATTGGTTTATAATCAGGTCATAGGATTAATTGTTCATGAGGCCGTTCATGTCTGGCAGGTGATATGCAAACATATTAGTGAAGATGAACCGAGTAAGGAATTTGAGGCGTATTCGATCCAGACGATTGCACAGCGTCTGATTGCCATTTATGATGATTTGATGAAAGCGGGATATAATAGAAGCAGAGGCAAGATAGATGGCAAAAGAAAAATCTCTGGTAAAAAGCCTTAAAAAGAACACTACTATTCTTCCCAAAGACAACCAGCCAAAATTAGGTCAATGGTATTGGGTAAATAATGGGGAAGAAGAAATATGGCTTGGTTGTGCCATGAAGATTGGCTCAAACTTTATTGAGCTTCATACGCCCCACAGCAATAAATCTGGTTATTCCTATGATAGAATTCACATGGATGACTTCCATACTAAGCTGACCTTAGAAGAAAACCCCGAGTCTGTTATCAAGGGCAAAATTGATTATTGGCAAGCAGAATCGAGCAGACTATTAAAAGAGACTCGCGATCTTGTCCTGCGTCTTGGGTTGAATCCGAGGCATTACCTGCCAGAATCGGGTCAGCACGCGCCTGAAGAACCAACGACGGCCTTAGTAGCGATATCTGGCAAAGATAATGTAGAGACCTATAAAAAAGACCTTATTGAAGCAAAAGAAAAAACTCTGCCGGCCCTATTTAAAGCCATCAAAGAGGCTAATGAAAATCTCTGTAAATGGATGCTTGCAGAGACGATGAAAACACAGGCTTTATTAGGGCCGATGGAACAATCTATTGATGATATCAACAACCGGATATTTTCTATCAGTATCTATGCGGGTCTTGCCGAGAGCTCAGTAAAAATCAGTGATGGCAAATCGGCAGAATTGATGGATAGGCTTCATATCATGCAAAGGAAACTTTACATGGATGAGGAATGCCTACTGAATTATAATGCTGGCGGGATGGAATTCTCGAATATCCACGAGTTTGATTCTTGGATTGCCAAGGCCGAAAATAGAGATAGGATTTTGCCTTTCCCCCGAACTCTTGTCGCCATGCAGGTGAGGAGAAAGACAAAGGAGAGAGATTCCGAAGGGGATATGCTTCAAGCCTTTATCAATATCAAATCGGAAATTTCCGACGAATTCACATATCTATATCTTCGTAACGGCGAGCAGTTGTATAGGATTTCCTGCGAGATGGAATTTGATCGGATGATTTTCCCGGACAAAAATCTGTATGATCCATCGACGCCAAAGATGGTGAAGATGTTTGGCAATCATATTGATGAGATGATTCCCGTTTCTGAATATGAAGAATTGTTGCGGATACATAATGAGGCTAAGATAAAGGATGAACAGTGGAAGAAAGATAATCCGGGCAAGAGTTGGATTAAGAATCCAAACAGCTCTTCGCTTTATAACTTCTATGAGTACGATTGGAAACCTTTCGATCAAACTAATGTCTATTTCGACGAATGCATGGAGTCTGTATCAAAGGATATAAGAGAATACAACAGAATCGCGCTTATTATTCAAGGGCTGTTTGATAGGTCGATGGTTCTGCATCCGCATCTGCCAGTCAAATCATGGATGCCTGATGGATTTGATAAGGCGATTAAGTTGGTATATGATGGAGATATGACAATCAATTATGGCGAGCCTCCTGATTTTGAGGCGTACCGAGAGAAATGTAATGCCTCTCTCTGTGCGGATTCTATTACGGTTGGTCAAGAATTGTATTGGATGAAAAAGGAGGCAGAAAAGGAAAATAATCGTCTTGATCATGATTGGCGAAACAAGAGCAATTATCGGCACAGGACATTTTCTCCTTATGGCAATCCAGGTCCGGGCAATGTGTCAAAGATTTCTTTGTGGAAGAAAAAATCCAGAGTCGCTGTTTTTCATTGGGAGAGAGAGCGGTTATCATATCCGACTGATTCTTGGGGACGGCGTCTTTCCAGTACCATTCCTTGTTCGATCACAGTGCCAGCTTCGCAGTTGTTCAATATCTCTGCATATAATCCAGGTGATTACCGGCAGTTTTTTAATGATCCAAGAACACGAGAACAGTATCTGAAATGGGCACCATTGTTGTTGGCTGCCGAGGATTACTATTCTAAATTCCCAAAGAAAAAAGATGTTGTGAAACTTAACCGCAGGAAATTGTGAAAGCAGGATATAATAGAAGCAGGAGGTAAGCCAATATGATTCGTTTTTTGATCGATTACCTATTGCCAATTTCGCTTTCTCTATTTTTTTTAGGTGGGATATGGTTGCTGTTATATATTGGCGCGGACAGAGAAGCAAGGGAAGTTGCAGGGATAAGGAAGAAGATCCGTGAGCATTCTAATCAAAGCAGGAAATTGGTTTGTCTTCATCAAAAGAAACACTATGAAGATTGGCCCGATGGAAGCGCCATTGAAATTTGTGACATCTGTGGGATGTCGCGTAATATCTGGGAGCAAGGTGAAAGCAATTGGATAATGGTTGAAGACATCCCTGCTGTGAGAAAAGAAATTCAGGATTCGCTGGATAGATTAGCGGAGAGGCGGAAATGATCTGCAGATATAAATGTTTGGGATGCAGATTTATGTTTGATAGGAAGGAACCTGGCCCGGTTGTATGCCCAAAATGCAATCATCTGTACATTGAATGGATCAATTTCAGAGAAGTCATAAAGTCATTGGAGGATTATAGATGGCATTGATATTGAACCCTAATTATACAAGGATGGGGTATGATCGTCTGGTTGGAATTATTGGCAAAGGCTGCGACCCTTTTGTTGATATTGGGCGATCTTTCTTTGAATCGTTTATGGATGCAACCAGTGAATGTTGCGAAGTGGCAGCTACCAGTCGTCTGACTATGATTGATGGCGTGATTGCCAGTTATTGGTTATGCACGAAATGCGGGCAACCATGTTGCCTAATCAATGAAAAGGAGGAATGATCATGGAACAAGATGAAAATACCGAGAGCAAAGAACCAGAGGCAAAAGAAATGCTGGAATGCAATTTCTGCGGAGAGATTTTCTCGGAAGGCGAAAGAGGGTATTTCAGGCATCCAAAGACAGAGCATCTGATATGTATGAAATGTACCGAGGGGATTTCTACGACGATGGTTCATAACCTGCTTCGGATTGCTTTTATCAATCCTACACTTATCGATAAATTAAAAGGGCTGGAAGAACTGAAAAATCAGATACATGAGATAAAAGAAATTGTATTGGCGAATTTTCCTCCGGTAACGAAAAGGAAGGAAAATGGCTGAGCCGTTTCTTCTCTATCATTGGTCGCCAACATCGAGACGAAAGAGCATATTGAAATATGGTCTTTGCCCAGGAAAACTTTCTCGCTGCGGATTGTGGAGGCCTCCATATATCTGTTTTACCAAATCACCGTCGTTGTCATGGGGATCATCTGCAGATATGGCCACTTCTGATAAAGTCGAGGAATATGATCTGTGGATGGTATGGTCAAATAGACTTAAAGGATATGAACTTTTGCCGGTGTATAAAGGCGGGATGAGGGAGTACCGTGTTTATCATCAAATAAAGAAGAGTTTGATTTGGTATGTCGGGTCAAGAATCTTTAGACCAAGGAGAAAAAAGAAATGACACTCAGATTCGGTATGTTTGGTGACGGATACGCGGCGCAAAGGCACAAGGAGGCGATTAAGCATATAGGTGGGGAATTGAGATGGATAAGTGACCCGACAATATTACATAAGGTCTCCTCTATTATTGGTCATTCAGTTCTTGATTTTAAAAATGTCATAGATAATGAAACGAAGGCCGAGTTGATTGCCGCTCCTCCTTCCTCCTATCATTTCAACTCCGTCGATTACATCGTCATTGCTTCGCCGTCCTATCTCCACAGAGAGCAGACGAAGATGGCATTGGATAATGGTCGTAAGGTTATCTGCGAAAAACCGATATGCTTGCCGTGGGAGCCGATGATTGATGATGATCGGATAAACGTCTGCCTGCAATTGCGGTATATTCCGAACCTGCCAAGAAAAGCGGATCTGGTCCGGGCAGTGATGGTTCGGGATAAGGCTTTCTTTGATACGTGGAAAGGCGACCCGAGACTCGCAGGAGGGAACCTATATGAGTTTTTTATTCATTATATTGATCTTGCTATTATTCTTGGTGCTGATTTTGAGGGCAGTGTGCAATCAGAAGGAAAACAAGAAAGGCAGATTTGCTATTATAAAGATTTCCCCGAAGAGGTAAAGAGGATATCTGTATTTGAAATGCAGAGCAGAGGATTTATTAGAGGGGGCAGAATCAATGAAGAGTTGATTGGAGAGTATAGATATGATGAGACGAAAGATGAATATATATATTCTTTGCCAGCGCATAAAGGCATTGAAACAATCGACATCATGGGGGTCGACCAGCAATCCCTCTATAATCTGATGTATGAGGATATAATACAAGGCGGAGGGGTCAAGCCAAAGGATATTTTTTATCTGATCTGGGTACTGAATCAGAACAGTACCAAATATGGTTTCAGGAAGAGTGGCATTGAGGAGAGGATTATCATCAAAAAGGATCTTCTATGACTCCACAAGAGCAAGCCATATTCAATGAAATACTCGGCCAGATTATACAGGCAGACCCGGCATTGACTAATGCTTATCAGACATGTATAAAATTGATGGATAAGATGCTGGGAGTTATAAATCTTCATTTGAAGGTTACAAAGTTCCCCTATCCTTGCAGTTCATTTTCGTTGACCGTATCTCTTCCTCCTCCTCTTGATGAAAAGAAAAGTGACGGTATCCTTTGTTCGGGATCGACCAAGCTTCAATAATATTGTATAGATTTTGTGCAATACAGGGTTATAATAGATTTGAGGGAGGGGCATTCATGAATTGATTTGAAATAAAGCGTATAATTGTATGCAAATACTTTCTCGCGACCGCGCCTTTTTGCATATCTACAGAGAATAGAGTGTGCCCATACAGAGGTAGATGTAGGACGGCGGTTGTTGAAGCGGGGAAGAAGGAAAAGAAAAAGAGGGGAATATGAATTTAAAAGATGCTTGTCTTTGCCTGGATTGTGACGAGGTTTATCCTTTTATTTTTGACAAAACAAATCATACCAACCATTATCCTACTTGTCCGGTCTGTGGCAACAAGACTTTCCTGAATCTTGGGAAGGTTCTGAATAGAAAGGAGAAGAAAAATGAAGAGAGTAGCATTATCCATCCTGCTTATAGCCAGTGCCCTGAGCTTATGGTCGATGGAAAACAAATCGGGAAATGTTATAGTCTCCCAGCAAGTTGTTTGCAAGCAAAGCATCCATCCTCTACGTCAGGCGGCAATCAAGGTAGGGATCGGGGACCCAGGGAAGGCGGTGATCGATGCGGTAGATCTTACCAATCGACAGACAGGCTTGTCAAAGGAGCTATTGCTTGCGCTCATCTGGACAGAATCTTCGTTCAATCCACGCGCCGTTTCGTCGCTCAATTATCATGGGTTATTGCAAATACCACAAAAGGTCTATTATGGGGACGCAAATTGTTTGATTGGCGCAAGGATCTTGCAGGAGAAGTTAAAATTGGCAAAGGGGGATTATCATAAGGCGATCGTGATGTATAAAGGATATCCGATTGATGGTCTGAGGGGGAAATATCAGGCAAATAAGGTGATGAGGATAGCAAGACTTCTGAAGAAGGAGGTATAGAATGAGAACAGAAGAATTGGTTGGCAGCATAGTATTAGATGGTGTGTGGCCAGTTTTTTCAGTTACTTGTATTTTTGTAACATTCATTGTTTGTATTGCGGCGATATTTGCGCATGCAAAAAAAGCATCTGAAGTCCGTCTGACTCGGATCATTGCCGGGAATAGGATCTATATGCGGGTTGGGAAACATCTTATAGATGTAATTGATATTCTGCGGCAGGACGGATGGGTTGCTATTGAGGATGGAGAAGTAGTTATCGATAGAAATGGAGATAAAATAAAATGAAAAGAGCCAGACTTGTAACCGAGAGTGAGTTTAGCATTACATTTCATAAGGTCGGTTTCTGGATCATTGTAGCAATGCTGATCGGTTTTATCGCCGGCAATACACTTGCTACTGCGCGTTTTGCAAGCCGTCTCTCTGACTGCGCTACATATAAGGCTATTAAGATTGGCGATATGGAATATGACCTAAAAGAGCGAATATAGGTTATAATATATAAAAGGCCCATCAGAGAGATGGGAAAATTTAACCAAGGAGGTTTGAGTATGAAAAGATTTTTGAGTTTGTTCCTGATGATCATCTGTTGTTTGTGTTTGGCGTCGTATGGGCAGGCAACCGGCCTGGGGGTAGGGACCGCCGCCGTCTCGATTGATGGCACTGCTGGCGTGACTGTGGGCGCTTACGAGGGCGTTCAGTACTCTGGTGTGATCGGTCTACATGGCAGCAACCTTCAGGGCTCCGTCTCTACGACAAATATGCAGGGAATCCAGATGGGGACCAGTGCCTATGGCAGTATTGATATCACGGGCATTTCCCTGGGCCATTTCGGCGAGGCTTCCGGCATGGGACATTTTGAAGCAGATACGGGCGGGAGTTATGTTGTTGGAAATG